GAAGACCCCTAGCTTTAAGACCAGCCGGTAAATTCGAGAGTGTTCCTGCATCGATAAGTTGTCTGAGGATTGAGGTTGCACTTTTTGCAAGTCCTCCGATGAGGTGTATAAGTCCTGTACCGTAAAAGCCCAACCCGGGGAGGTACCTATAGTGGACAAAGAATTGTCTTTTTCTTTTCTTTTCATCATCTGCATAATAGTTTCTCCTGATGGATAAAATGGTTCTAGATGATTTTTCTATTGTTATTACATGTGGTCTAGCTATCCCGTCTTCTTCTTGAAACGGCTCTGGCAACTCAATGTCCGCATGCATTTCTAAAAGTGTGTGCCTATCATCATCCTCTAAAACGCCACTTTCACCATCTAAATCATCATATTTTTCTTGTATGTCTGTATATTCTGGCTCAGGTTCAGGTAACTCAACATCTCTGTAAAATCCGTTGTCTTGTAGTTTTGCAACTTCATTTTGTGTCTTTTTCATGACATGTGTGTATCTTTCGCATGTCATTAGATCAGTAACGCCGTATGACACAACAAAGTCCTCTGCAGGGACAAACATAGCACAAGGTCTTTCTAAGAGAGGATCATAATAAACCTTTTTAAAAGCTGACCCTGCAAGAGGAAGTTTAAAAAGCATTTGCTCTGTTTCATCACGATACTCAGTCATCTCTTCTGTTAAGAGATAATTCATTTCGTTTTCAACTCTTTTTGCCTGTTCTGTTTTTTCTCTAGATATCTTGCCTACAGTTTTTGTTCT